AATTCATTAAGCATTCCCTCATTAGCAGCTTTCACGAGTTGAGTTCTGGCAAGCATCTCAGAATACGCCTCAAAACTCCATTTTCTACCTGATCTATCGACAAGAGACACAAGACCGTCCTTAAGCTCGCCTGCGACGCTATCTGATATTTGTTTTCTGGTGGCACCTGTTATTACACCCTCTGAAATAATCGCTCTAGTACGCTGTTTAGTCGCTTCACTTAACAGTTTAGTCGCAAACCTTGATACTCCACTCATAGCCTCACCGAAATACTGTGCAGAGCCTTCAACTAACGCCTTTACAACCTCGTCATCCGCTTTAGTATATTTATATTTCGCATCAAGTCCTCCAGAAAGAATAAGTCTCACCCCCAACTTCCCCCCATCCTTGTAACTAGCAGGGATTTCGCGATTTAACCATTTCTTAGTCTTTTCATCGGTAACAGCAAGAAGCTCACCTACCTCTTTCTCAATTCGTTTTCTTTCAGGATAGGAGTAAATGCCCGATGAATTAAGGGAGTTTATAATTTCACGAGATACCTTTTTGTGGAATAAGAGCAATAGCCTTATTGCTTTGTCGTTCATTGTTCATTAGTAACTCTTGGTAACGCTACGATAGGGGTGGGTTCTGGCATTTCATCACCCACCTCTTCAATAATCTGCTCTGCAAGTTCTTCTGTTACGCCTTCTAACTTCATAATAGCCCTCTTTTTAGAGATCAAACCATTCTCTAATTTAAGAGTTTCCAATTTTGCCTCTTCCAACGGGTCATTTAATAACCCGTCATCCCAAAGGACATCTACCTTCTCTGCTGGTTTTGGACACTTTACACCATCAACAGTAAATCCATTAGCATTAGACAATTCTTGAGCGATCATAAAGATTTCCCTTAAGGCTTGATCGTAATAAATACGCTTCCTGTTTCTTTTAGCGAGAGTCCTAATGAGTCGCATCTTTAAAGCCCTTCCCGATTCAGCTTGACCCCCTTTGCTTAATCCTAAAACATCTGGGGAAGTTTCAGAGAACATAAAAAGGAATTCAACGATTTTATCTATCTCACTAAAGGCACTTTCAAGAGAGGCATTCCAAACAATAAACTCGGGAGCTTTACCGTCTTCAGGCATTTCTATCATCTTAAATGCCTCCATTCTAACGTGTCCTTCTTCATCCATAACCCCGGGAGGTACAGCTAAAATAGGATCTGAGTGTTTATCGAGAATATTATCGATTTTCGTCATACGGTTGTTTAATCCGAAAAGAAGGGGTTGTATATCTATGAAATCTGATAATCCGTAATAACTGCCGCTGGTTCTGTAATTAGGAACGTGGACAAGAAGGTTCTTTTTGATCTTAGTCTCTGTTTGGGCCACATAAACAGTCCCCGCCATAGTATTGTAATCTGTGACCTCTACAGGAGCTCCGATATCACCGTTTTTTTCTAATTCATTAATCGTAATAGAAACAAACCCTGGGGTATAAGTCTCTCTGATAAGATATTCTTTCTCTCCTACTTTCTCTTTCCAAGCAAGCTCCTCTCTCTTTGGTTTCCCACCCCTACCTAGAGTAGTCAAATCCGCTGTATACATACTTGGTTTAACACTCTCTACAATGATCTCTTTATTCTCTACCCTTATTTTATAAATAGCATCCCCCAAAGCGGTATTAGATATGGCAGTCTCAAAGTTAAGAGTCCGCATTGAATTACCCTCATAGAATGCCTGTATCCAGTCTTGGTTGTTTTCACACTTAATCTTAATCTCCTCACCAAAGAGGAAGTCGGCCATAACCTTACACACAAGACCAGCGAAGTTACAGGTGAGGTAACGGAGTAATGCGTATCTTTCGGTAAATCCCTTTTCAGCACGAATGGCAAAGGCGGAGTAGTGTTCTCCTTTTAATAGGAGGTCATAGACTGCGTAGTTTGAAAGGCGTTGCTCTTCTGTTTTATACGGGTATTTTTCGGCCATACCTTAATTGTATCAGAATCCAGCGGGTTTTTCCTTGAACACGCGTGCTAAAGGTTTACCTGCTGTCTCCATTGCTAACATTAAACTGTCAATCGCATCGTTAGGTTCGGCGGGAAATGCTAAAATCTCTTTAACAAGATTAGCCGTTTCCTTGTCTTCTTCGTTCAACTCGACAAATCCTCCCTCAAACCTAGATGATAAAGCCATTAATCGCCTTCGTTTATCCTTATCTGTGAATATCTGCGAAATTCTAGGATACTTACCTTGTTTTGCTGCCTCGGATTTCACCATTTGAGAGAGGGCTTTCTGGTATGCAATACTTTCAATTCCTATAATATCATGATTCCATCTCGTAAAGCAATCAATCAATATTCTTATCTGTTCAGGGGCGTCAAATTTACCTCTGATAGTTTCGAGATGTTTATAATGACCATCTTTATGAAAGATCGTTGTAAACGCAAAGTAAGACGATTTCTCCTCCTTTGATATAGCTGGGTCAACTCCGCCTATTATCTTACCACCTTTCCGCCAATCTTCTACTGCCTTGAGGTTTGAGACTTTGTAGTATTTTAACCAGCTCTCTTTAATGATCCTGTCAATATCACTAATAGGTTCATTTTGATACTCTTGTGAGAATACAATAGTACCGCAGTATTTTGGATGAGTGGGATCGTCTCGCATTCTCCTCAATTCCTCTATAGGGAACCTTGATGGCCAAAATGAAGTACCATTATCATTAATTGCCTTGTATTTTTGTAAGTGCCACGATGAGAAAACAGCATCCTTCCTATTTACAATCGTATTTAACAGTGAGTTTTCGTGTAAAACCGTACCCAACATTATAACCTTGCTGTTCTCCTTTGAAAGCCCTTGAAGCATATTAAATTTAAACCACCTAGCCAGTTTATTACGTCTATCCTCCGATTCTACAAGTTCCTCGTTTTCAAGGTCGTCAACCACGACTAAATGCGGCCTAAAGCTCCTAAACTTGAGTCCTCTGATCTTCTGTCCTGCTCCTTTAGGAAGGATTAATGATTCACCGTATTGTGTCTTGATAAACAGTCTTTCTGCGCCCCAAACGTCGCCCATAACGTCACCAAACAGGAATTTGATGATTTCATTGTTCTCTAATTCGTTTTTTAATGTCTCTAGGTGTTGTAGAGCCTGTGTAGCTGTATCTGAAATGAGAAGCGAAAAAGGAGAATAATTGAATAATGAATAATAGGCAAGGATTATGAGGTCTACAGTCGTACTCTTACCCGATCCTCTAGGTGCAGCAATCGCAGATCTATCAAAATTAATAGCGGAATTAAAAATATCCCTTTGGAACTGTGGAAGTGGTGTCTCTATGTGGTTAGGAAACACTGAGGCGAAGTCTATTATATTTTCAGGTTTTGAAAAGTAATCAAGCAGGTACAGCCTCGCCTTCGTCTCTCCGTACTGGTTGATTAATTGTGTTATTGGGTACATCTCTTGTATTAAAGAATTTATCCATTGCTGCGATATCTTCAGGAGAGAGTTTAGGAGCTAACAAGGATTCACCACCCTTTCCAGTTAATTCCTGTCTCTGTATTGCCTTGCCTTCTGTTCTATCTGCCACCTCGTTAAATTCTTTTAAATCATATCGTGATTTCTTTACTCTTTCATAGGCTATTATTTCAGCGACAAACATATCGTTTTCCGATCTTGTTTTAGTGTAGTTTACAAACTCCTCATTGGTAAGGTTTTTAAACAACTGCATCCAATAACCAAACCTTTGCTCATTCTTAGGCCTACCCCCAGCATTCCTGTTCTGTGGATTATCACCAAAGCCCCCTTTACCTGTAGGATTAATATTAGGGAATTGTGGTTTTAAGTCTTGTTCTGTAGTCATATCTTCATTCATTTGTGTTTAGAATAAAAGTCTTCTAGTCTATTATTCTTAATATTGCCTTTCTTAACAAGAGTCATTCCGTAATTATCTATGCCCTCAAGATTAGTAAAATCCATTTATTATTTAGCATTTTCAAAGGTTGCCAATTGAGCTTCCTTTTCCTTTAAAAGTCTATTACAAATATCTATGATTTTATCATTTTGTTTAATTTCTTGCTTATATTGCGTTACCCCCTCGGAGGCTTTGGGAATACCTGACAATTCATTGAATTGCCAAAGATTAAGATTAACCATACTCAACATTCGTTTATGCGTATGCGCAGAACGGATATCTTGAAGCGCTTTAATTTCTATAAAAAGCCTTTCATGTTCAAAAGGCAATTCTTTTACTGATGCAGACGGTATATCCATAATCTTTTGATTGACTCCTGGGGGCTAGGAGCGTTGGCTCCCGCCCTGGGATGGATGTACGAGGCGTCCCTCGCCCTCAAGAGTCAAAATAATCTTTTCCATATACTCTAAATTAACATCAACTAATTCATTCCTAACCGATTCTAGGTACCTAGAATCATCTGATCTGAATTGTTTCATCCATTCTGCAAACCATAAAGGATCATTATGCGCGGATTTGCTCCCGAATGTATGATGTATCGGGCAAAGCCATACCCTATTTCTTAAGTCCCATCTCAGCCGCCTGTTTATACGACCAACGACGTGATGCGGGTGAAGTTGGGTATAGTGTACCTTTTCCCATTCTGGAAGTCTTTGACAAACCTCACAGATAGCCTTTTCCTTTCCTTTAGTACGCCAAATTTTATCAGCTTTATTTTGAAGGGTTTTTAATTTCATTCATCCATACCCTTCAACTGGCAGTTAATGTCATCCATTGCCTTCTGAAGTGTGTCAGCTTTATCATTAAGCTCCTCTACTTCCAATCTGTAACCCTCTATAGCAGCAGTCTGCTTATTACTCAAATTTCCTATCCAACGAAGTGAGAATATTAAAATAAGAATCCATATAATTGTCCAAACGGCGTAATTACTTCCGTGTCTTTTTTCCATTCTTTTTAACCCAAGCCTTAACATCAGGAGGGTCATCTCTGTAAGTCACCCCATCTTTATGGATGAGACAACCCTCATCAATTCTGATGTTAGGATTTAGCCTTGCTACTCTTGATTTTACTTGATCCCATTCGTTACTTGGTATCACTTTTCTTGACCTCCTTCTTTGGTTTAATAACATTAGGCTCCTGTTTCCTGGGAGCGCAAACCGTAAAGCAACTAGATCTACCAGAAACCTTGCGTATCATTATTTCGTGAGGCAAATAACCAAATACTGCCTCTAGATTGATTACAACTGCACTTTTACCATCTCTATCTCTCAATTTAATAGGTGCAGTTGTAGAAATTTGCATTTTATTTTCCATTCTTAGCTTCCATGATAGCCTTTTTAATGATGATTTTCATCACCCAGGAACCGCCCATGGTTAAAACACAGGTCAGATAATAAACTATAGCTTCTAATACTGGTAGATCTTTCTTCATTTTATTTCACCTGCTTTCTTTTATAATCGATTACACGAGCAACGATTTCCTTAATATCACTCTCAGAGTAAACACGCCAATTATTCCTTCCAACTGACATTTTGTTACCTAAAGGGATAATGCCTCGCTTCTCATACTTATCAAGTGAAATATGACTAGCACCAATATTCAAATCTGGGTACTTAGTTGCGGCTTCTTTTAAAGCCTCGAGGAGATGTCTTTTAGTTAGATGTTGTTCCATTGTCATAATTATAAACCGTCAACAGGTGCTGTCAATGCTTTCGCATTTACAAACAGTTATTGATGGTGGGATGATATACCCCTTACACTTGTCACAAAGCCTCAAAGTAGCAATTCTCGATTTAAAGTTTCCGTCTTCATCAGCCTTTCCTATTTCGATCTTTAAATCACGATTAGTCAGAGTCCTTGCTTTCTCGAATAAATCATCTACCTTACTTGGATCTTTTAATTGTTTTGCAGTACCCATTACAGTCATTAAACGATTCCAGCCAACCTCTGAAGCCTCCTCTAATTTGTAACCCTGTTCCTCAATCCAAAATTCATAAACTCCGATGTAGGCATAAACTGTGGAAACACTTTGATGCTCGCTTCCTAATAGACTCTTAAAATCCGGATAGCCTAAGTCAATGTGATACTCGTTATCTCTAAATTCTTTCCACTGCTTCCCTAACTCGAAAAACAAGACATTCCCTGCAGTAGTGAGACGTTTTAGGTCTTGAAGTTTTGTAAAGGCTATCTCTGCTTTTTTATCTTTCATATCTATTTTCCTAAGTATTCTTTATTAAACCCTTTCATTCCATTGCCGTATTGCCGTATTTTCAAGCCATTCTATTGACTCTTCCTTCATCTTCTCACCGCATTTGTGGCATATTAGCGGTTTGTC